CATATCTCTTACTAAATTGTCGTGGTCTTTTACTTTAGCAAACATATTATGCACCGGCTGGTAAAGCAATTGCACGGAAATCACGAACCTTAGGAACATCAGTAGTATCAGTTCCAGTCAACACAATTTTAATAGCAAATGTTCTAAATGAGTTATATGCAGTTGAACTAGTTGTATAGTTCACAGAATTATTGGCAGAACCACCAACACCTGGCGCATATGCAATTTCTCTGTAATCATCAGGACCAGCAGAAGCAAAGTTTGCATTACTTAACTGTGTCATCAATTGCCAAGTTTTATCATCAAATGTTGCAGTATCAGCAGCAGACAATAACTTGTAATATACACGAATGTTTGCAGCTGCAGGTTTGTATGCGGTCAAATAAACACGCAAGTCACCAGAATCAAATCCGTCAGCAAGAACCACTTTACGAGTTAGGTAACGAACATAAGAGTTACCACCAGATTTCTTATCTTCACCGTTATAGGTAATTGTTGCACCAGTACCTGGAGTTGTGTTAGCATCAACCAATGTAAATGTTGGAGATGTTTCGTAACCAGAACCAGGATTTGTCAAGTAGATAGATGTTACCACATTAGCAGTAACAACGGCAGCCGCAGTTGCACCTGAACCTCCGCCACCTGTAATAGTTACAACGGCGTTGGCGTTAGTTGAGTAACCTGTTCCACCACTTGTTAATGTAATACCAGAATTACTCAATGGCAAATCATTGATAATGTTTTCAACGGCAATTACACCATATCGTGATGTGTCCAAAAATGGAGAAATATCAGGATTGGATGTTTGTAATGTAGCCTTAACAGTTAATGTTGTATTACCTGTTGCTGGGTTTAATACACGGCGGCCAAAACCATCATTCATTTGGAAATCGGTTAATGGAGTAATGTTTTTATATCCAGTCATACCACCAGTTGATTTCTCAGAATTAAACTGGTAAGATAAAGAAGTATTAGCAACAGTAACATCTGAGGTAATCAAGTGTGTTAAGTCATAGACTGTATTTGAACTTGGATAATTAATCTTAAATGTTGCTTGAACAGGATCGGTACTAAACACATAACGGAACAATCTAAACATGAGGTCTGAATTTTGGTCAGCAGTCCATGTAGAACCGTTTTGTGATAAGAACAATGAACCGCCATATGGTTGTTCAGAAATTTGACGACCACTTACTGTGTCAAGTTTACCAATTTCAGCAACATACACCTCATACTTGTTAGAGTTAGCCAACAATACAAATGAATGTTCACCTGGCTGCAAGTAGATTGGTGCATCAAACTCAAACTCTGTATATTTACTAGCAGTATCTAAGTTTGGAGATGTAGTTGTATTAACTTTATCTGGTGTCAAAGTAACTGTTGAGTAAGGATAGATTATAGAAGATGATGGGTAACCATTTGTTGCAGGACGAACCTGTAATGTAACTGGTACTGTTGTATCTTTCGATTTAAATGCAAAACGAGCCTTAGACAGGAAAATACCTTGTGGGTAATTTACTGGTGATATTAAGAATGTTTGTGCAAGTGGATCCCAATAACCAATCACAACTTGGCGACTTGTTGTAGAAGAAACAACACGATTGTCGGTTACAGAAGCTCTTTGAATTGTTGGTACAGTTGTAGAGATAATAGTATTCTCTGTTGACTGTAAAATGCCTTGTGCAAAGAATGTAGCGTCACCGTTTGTAGATGAAGAACCTAAATCGCCGGTTGAATTGTCAACCATTCTAAAGTTCTTTTCACCAACACGGAATGTTGCAGAAGGAATATTAAACACACCAGCAACATCGCCTGCCATGGTAGTTTTTAGATTACCAATTGAGTAGATAGAATCAGTAGATGGTATAGTTGTCCATGCACCAGAGATTGCTACATTTCGTGTAGCAGCTGTGTAAGTAGTAATTGTGCCTTTTTGGCCAGCACCAGTTCCACTAACAATATAGATTGGTGAACCAACATAATCAGTAGTATTATTAGCACCAAACGCATCAACATTCAATACAATAGTATTTCCAGTAGCAGAGGCTGCATTACCAGAGTAGTGGTCATAGCCAACAACACGAACAGTTGTTCCTGTTGAAGAACCAACCAAGTTCATTGTAGAACCGTTAAGTGCAGAAGATGGGTTAACACTAATAATAAATGCTTCAGTATTAGATGTGCGAACAACATATGCAGTAGCATTAGTTGTGCTAGTTGCAGTATTAACTACTGAAACTGTTTCTGGATTGCCAATCTCAGTTCTGAAACCAAGATTATTTGTGGCAATTTTAAATTTGTTAGCACGAGCAACATACTTGTCAATGTTAACATTATCAAAGAAAGAATATAATGTGGTATCTGGTTTAAAATCGGAACCAGTAAATAACACATTACGATTTCTCATGTAAGGAATAATAGACACATCAACAACACGGTCACCCAAAGATTGAGTAATTGTGGTTGGAACAACAGTCGTTTTAACACCAGTTCTTGTTTGTGATGATGATGTTGTTGTTGTTTCGGTACCGTAAACCACTTCATATCGGCCTGTTGCACCTAACCAACCACGATATGCAGGACTGTCAGTTGTTGTTCCAGTCCAATATGTCGACCAATCACCCCACTCATATGAGTAAGCGTTGGCAGTAATTATATTCCAAGCATCTTTGTCACCTTGCAGGTTAACAAGAACATCTGGTTGTTTATTAGTGTCAATCCAAATATCAGACGCTGGGTCTAATTGAATTTTACCTAAGAAGTTAATCACATTGAATGGATTAACATTGATTGATTTGGAAGCTTTGTTTTGGTCAATAAATGCTGAGTGTGCAGCATTAGCAGTAACCAAAGGACCGTTCTTCATAAAGTTGCTTGAAGTGGCGGAATCAAATGTTAATAAATGTGAAGATATGTTAAATGATGGACGCAGTTCTTTGTTCTTAGGGTCAATAGATGATAAGTAATCATTTTTTGCCACATCAGCTACAGAGTGGCCATCAAATGCATCAACCAAAATACCATTCTTAAATCGTGGTAAATTTGTGCTATCAAGTATTGTTAAATCTTGTTTGTTAACAGCAGATTGTTCTAGCAATGACAATGATGTATAATATTCTAAGTTTTCAACACGCTTGTCAATTGCGCCAATATCACGCATTGTATAACGGCGATTGTCTTTGTATTCAACTCTAATTAAAGATGTATTGGCAACATACGCAGGCTCACGCAAGGTATACAAAGTCATTGCCCCATCTTTGTCTTTTGGTTCAACAGGAGTTAAGGAAGGAATGCCTTGAATTACCTCAAATGTTCTATCTTTGTTTAATACTACCTTGTCAATTCTTGGTAAGTAGTATTGATAGTTTAGAATGATGTCGGAACCATTCTCAGGAATCTTAGGACCAGTCGTGGTTGAATCAACATCGAATGTGACGGTGTTTGCTGTTGTTGTGCTTGTTGGCGTTGCTCGGACAGGCCTAAAATCAAGGCAATCCGAAAGTTGGTAATTGTTGCCTGCACCAACAGATGAATATGTGGGAATAGAACCGTAATCATACCCACTATAAGAATCAACATCAAAGAAACCAGCACCAGACGAACTGAATAGGTTATATTTAACGACTAGGGGACCAACAGGAGTTGCTACACCAGCTTTCAAACTAATAGAAGCATGGTCATAATAAGAATCTCTTTGACCATTATCTAGTGTGTAGCGTGAAGTGATATCTGTTGCAATAGCAGCATTAGCAACTGTAATTTGATTGCCATTAAAATCTAATACTGAAGAAACAGCTACAACATCAGACACAAATAATGATTGTGCAGTTGCAGGTGTTTTAACAACAGTATTGGCCATAATGTGAGTTTGGCCTTGTGAAGCATAAAGAATTACACCGTTATTAGCAAACAATGCTGTGCCGCCACTTGTTTGAACGGTTGCATTTGCAGTTACAAAAGTTTTTGTTTTTGCTGATGGATTTGAAGAATCAATCGTTGCAACAATATTAGCAGTCATATTGTTACCAGAAGTAACAGTAATTTTACGAGTGCCTGTATCTACTGTAAATAGATTAGAAGGAATAATTTGACCAACAGTATATGGTGAAGTACCAGATGATGTTACAACAACTGTATATTTTTCGTTTTTACTTGAAGTGCTTACAGCAGCAGAAATGGCTTCACCAGTACCTACTGAAAGTGTAGGTGATATTGAAGATGAAAAAGCTTGTGCTTCATACATTCTCTTATATGAGAAAGACAAATTACCAATAGTTCCACTAGCAACATAATTTTGACCAAGTGGCAATAATAGTGGCTCTAACTTAGTATCTGAAATAAATGTGTCATCGTAAGTTGTTGCTGGGTCTTTAGAAGCGCCATCAATATCAGCAGCTGCAACACGAGTTGTCCCGCTTGTAACAGCTAATGATTTGATATCATTAACTTCAAAGTCAATAGACCATGTAGATTGCGTATTTGTTGTAGCAATAAATTGTTGAGATAATGTGATAACACCAGTAGCGCCATTATAATTTGTAATATATTTTGGAGTTTCACCAGCGCCAGGACCAGCAATGATACGAAGTTTAGCACCGGTGTATGCATTGTTCTGTGTAGAATAATATTGTCCAGCACCAGTATTGCCAATAGTAATTGTTGTAGTATTAGATGTTAATACATTTCCAGTTAATGAAGAAACATTAACATCAAACAAGTATGTGCGATATTCATAAGTTGCGGAGTTTGATGTGTTTGAAGCCGCTTCAAATTCAATACTTTTTACACGAGCAGTACCAATCTTTGTATTAGTAATTGTGTTTGTAGATGAAACATTAATTGAACCATTTGATACACAATGCAAATCAATAGTAGCTAAACTATTAATTGGAAATGTACCAAAGTGTGTATTTGAATAAACATAATAACCATAGTCAGCAGAAATACGTTTATTAGAAACATTATCTGTTGTTCTTGGTTTATTAAATGTAATTGTTGTTGGTCCAATTGTTTCGTGTTCGTAACCATAGACATATGCTTTACCTGGCGACAATACAACATTTGCCTTTGCGGTATTGGCAGCACTTGTGTCTAATGAAAGCTTAAATGGTCTTACTGTGTAGTTACCAGATTCATCGTATGTTCTACGAGCAAGAGTATCTTCTAATACCGCATACAATGGATATTTTACAGAATAGGTTAATGCGCCTTGTTCAACACGAGCAAGTTCAATAAATTGTGTATCATCGGTAGAATCTAAAGCACGAGTTGATAATACCAATGAAATTTTGTAGCGGTCGGAACCAGGTGCTTGAAAGTTTGAAGCATCTTGAGCAGGATCCAACAACGAAGTATCTTGTGTATATTCTACAACAGCTTCAGTAACTTCAAAACCAATTCTTGCATTAGCTGTTGCATTGTTATATTTTGATGTGGCAATAGTTTGTGCATCGTTCTTAATGAAAAAACCATCGTAATAGAATACACCATCATTTACAGAAAATGTTTGGCCTGTTCCAACGCCAGATGTTGAAACATTAGCATATGCAGGCGCAGTTTCAACTGTGGAAATTTTATCTCCAGAAGCAAAAGCAGTACCATAAATCTGTTTGACTAATAGTGTTTTTGGATCACCTGTACCAGAATCAGCATCATAAACAACAACAACTTCACCACGCTTTGTTCCTGTGGAATCAGTAATTGTTTTACCATTAAAATTTGTTACAGAAACAGCTAAACCAGAATAATCGGTATCTAATTTTAAGTATGTAGCATTTTGAAGAAAAGTTTGACCACCAGTTACAAGAGAACCATTTTTGAAAACATTATTACCAAAACGACTAATTTGGCTCTGTAAAAGAGTTTGTAATTGTGTTAACTCACGAGCTTGAACAGCATAACCTGGCTTAAACAATAGACGAAGAAACTTTTTAGCTTCATCGAAGTCGTCATAGTATGGGTTGACATTAAAATTAGTATTTAACGACATTAAATATTTTCCTTAGAATCTAATAACAAACTTAACATTTTCAGCTTGTCCTTCTGCTCTTTCAACTTTTTGTATATTTTCAGCATACATGATATCACCACTATATGGTTGGAACTCTGGTAAATTTTGTTTAACAATTGTTCTGTTTACACCAGAACTAGCACCAATCAAAATACCACCGACCGCAGCTTGACCTCTAACTTTAGTCAATCTAACTTGGTTTGAAGATTGTGCATTAACAAAACCATAAAAATAGGCATTGTTTGCAGAACTACCTTGGTAGACAAATTCGTTCAATGTAAAATCAGTACCTGCAACCAATGTCAAATTGGTTGTCTGTGAGATAACAGTATTTGCATTAGAACTTGTTACTGGTGATGTTTCACCATATTTATATGGGTCCCTTAGAAGGCCATATTGTCTAAATGATGTGCTAGTGGAAATAAGTCCACCTTCTGTTGAATCTACTAATCCAATTTTATCAGCAATCATTACATTTCCACCATTCAGTTCTTTAGCGGGATTGTATGCATGGCCGTATTGTGGAGGTAAAGCAACACGAGCATTTGCACCTGTGCCAGAACCATATACAATGGCATTTGCATATGTATATCCTGATCCTGTTACACTTACTGTAATTTTTGAGATTGCACGATTGGCGATTGTAGCAGAAGCTTCTGTACCAGAACCATCACCACTAACATAAACTCTTGTTGTAAATGTTAAATTGTTTGCTACTGTTCCGCCACCGTTTGCGGTTGTGGCGGTAGAAATTGTAATTGTAGAACTAATAGCATTAACTGCGGTAACTAAAGTGGATGTTGCAATACCTGTTCCACTAACATACATATTTGCAGCCACATTTGTTGTGTTGGCCAAATTAATTGATGTTACGCCTGGACCAAATGCAGTAGATAAAATAGAAGGTTCCGCATATCCAGTTCCGCCATTTGTAACAATGATGGTAGTTAATTCACCACTTACAATGTCAGCAGAACTTACATTATAGTCTAATTTTGATGTGGAAACTGGTGCAGGTATCCAATCGGTTGTCAAAAACTTATTAGAAGGTTTGACATTATACATATACTTCCAAATGTAACCGTCAGCAGTTTTAATTGTACCGTTTGCGGTGGTGTAATCACCAGTTGGCATAACAGTAGAATTAGCGGAAGCGTTGTTTGACAAACATTTATAGACATTTCGGTCTGTGGTAATAACATACATTGGTTTAACATTCAATGTTGTATTGCCGGTTGTCAAATCATCTATTGTAATTAAATCATCATATTGTTTGTATTTTGTGGATCCTGTCCAATTGACCCTAGGAACAACCAATTCCACATCGTTACCAGTAACTTTTTTGGCTGCAAACATATTGTCCCAAACTGTCTTTTCATCGGATGTAGAATCAACGATGGAGTTTGGTGACGATTCGTTTGCATAAGGAACATGGTTTCCAATAAAAACATAACCAACTGTTGCAGCTGGTTCTGAGAACGATTCTTTGAATTGTTCTGCGTTATTGAACGAGAGTTTCTTTGAGGTATAAAAAGTTGCCATATTAATTCTTTATTTATGCCACTATTATTAAATCTTGAACATTTGATGTATATGTAAATGGTGTGGAAACTGTCAATAGGGTATTACTGTAAATGGCATTAACCGTTCTAATTTCAGAGTTAACCGCAATCTGTGAACCAACAGTAATGATTCCAGTAACCACATTAAACAATGTGCCTGTTCCCATCACATACATACTGCCGTTTGTGTTTACAGTACCAGCAACACTATTGCTTATAGTTATGCTACTTCTGGAAAGATTGTTTGCGGCCACAACTTCATCAATCTTAAATTCTGCATACTCCACAAAACCAGCTGGATGAATAAGGTTTTTAAAGACATCTTTAAATTTACCAAATTCGACTTTAGAAGAAAGAACATAGGCATAATCAATATAGAAATTACGACCTTGAATAACTCTTTCTGAAGCAGAAAGAATAGAATCGGATGTCGTCCAACGACCAGGAAATTCAACATAACTAGGTTCAACTGAAGCATTGGCTCTTGCAGCTCTATTACCACTTCCAGTCAAATCAATTTCTGGTGGATATTCATATCCTTGACCAGCATCAACAATACGAATTTTTAAAATTTCACCTGGATTTTTGTCTGCCGTTGCAAATAGATTTTCACCATCACCAAGTATTCCTTGGACTGCAATATTAGCATTTGCACCAGATGTAGAAGATACTGTTACAGAAGGAAGTTTATTAAAAGCATAATTGATACCACCAATTGGCAACAATTCAAATTTACCAAGTTTTCTATTTGTTTCAGTATAACCAAAATTTACATTGGTTGTCAATGAAGTATTAGAACTAATAGCATTAACCCAACTGATTTGGTTGTTAACCATAATCTGGTCACCAATCTCCAATTCTCTTTGAAATAATGTGCCTGTTCCAGTAAGAGTGTTTAATGTTGAAGTAACATTAACTGTGCCAGTAAGTCTTGGTGGTTGTAATTGAACTTTAGTAATTGCACCACTTGTAGATACATTAGTTACAGCAGCAGCTGCACCAAAACCAAACGACATTGGTTGAGTTAATGTGAATACAAGTTCATCACCAATGGCATAGTTTGTTCCGCCACTATTGATTGTTAATCTACCTAAAGAGCCTGTTGAATAAACGTGCTCAACTTCTCCACTAGCAGTATATGGTGCAGATTCAGCATCCAAAGTTGGAACAGTAGAAAAAATTGCGTTAGCAAAAAGAATTGCCACATTGGTAATTGGACCAATACCTGTCAATGGTGCAAATGTAAAAGCGTCAATTAATCTTGTTGCAACATTTTCCGTAACAGCACTTGGAAATCCATAATTTGCATCACTAATAGTTTTTGTAGTGTAGTCACCAATCTTATCAGTATTAACAATAAAACTATTAGCTGCATTGGCACCTGAAGTATCAACTCCGTCAATTGCCAAAACTAATGAAGCATTTGCAGTTGTACCAATCAAGTTTACATTTGAACCAATTTTAAAACCTGAACCACCAGCAAGAACACGAATTTGATTAATGTAACCAGAGAATACTTCTGAAACCAATGCTTCAGCTTGTTTAACAGCATTACCACCAGTAATAACTACGGGGTCACCAACATTATAACTTGCGCCACCATCAATAACATTAATAGTTCTTAAAATTGATAATCCTAAAACTTCAATATAAATTAATGTGGAATCATCAGGATCAATAATAGTTAATGTTCCAACTTCACCATCGGCAAATTGACCAACCAAAGTTTTTGTATTTACATATAATTCAAATGAACCAACACCATTAACCGTTTTTTGGCCAGTTCTTTCAACAATAGCATATGCATTAGATGTTGTACCAACAACTTTTCTATTGTTTAATAGTTCATAATTAAAATTATTATAAAGAATTCTTATTTTAGCATTACTACTTGGTGCAGTATTGAATACAAGTTTGCGGCTTTCTTTACGAATTCTAAAATTAGTTGTCTGAATAACATCATCCACATAAACAACAATTTCAGTAGAATCAACAACTTGTGCTAGTTTGAATATAGTTGTTGTACCGTTGCCTGTATAGGTGCTGTAAACATCTTGTGAAATACGAAAGGCTTTTTCAATTAACCACTTACCATCTGAAGCTTTAAGAACACTTGATTTGGGTTGAATAACTTCCACATCTTCATTGAAAAGAAGTCTGAATAGAAGTTTAAATGATTTTTCATTACCTTTAGCAAGATACAAAGGCAATAAATTTTTAATTAATAAAGCTTTATCAACAGCAACTGTTTTTGGAACTAAAGAAGCGTAAGTATTAAAAAAGTTATCTTCAAATTGAACAATAGATGAATCAACATCAGAAACATACCGCAAATCTTTAGCTTGCGATGTTAAATCATTATTTTTGCCGGTTTGTTTTGTTTCCAAAAATTCATAATATGCTTCCAAAAAAGCAATAAAATTAGGATATTCTTCCCGAACAAACTCCGGTACCTGACGATTAATCAGTAAGGAGGTCTTTTGATTGGACATTATTTGCTAATTTTTTCTAATGTTGTTGATATGGCAGTTGGATCATCCACATCAATAGTAAGAATTGTATCTCTTGTCGATTGAAGATAACCTTTTTCAATCTCAATTGATAGGCGAATTAATTCATCATCCGAATCAATTCTTATAAAACGAATATTATTAATAGTAACAATACCATTATTGTAGTCAATTGTTCCAGCATTTGAATTAATAATCTGTCTTTGTGCTAATGTATCGTAGTAAATTGTTCTAAGTGTGCCTGTTCTACCATCAATAACAGCTACAGCTTCTGCGCCGTAACCACTACCGCCTGTAATTGAAACAGTAGCACGAGTATAATCTGTACCACGATTTGTGATATTAATTGTTTGAATTCTTCCATTAACAATTACAGCTTCAGCAGTTGCACCAGTTCCATCACCATTAATTGTTACTGTTGGAGTTGTTGTGTAGCTTGAACCAGGATTTGTAATTTGAATTTCCGAAACGCCTGTATAAGATTGTGGTGTTTCTTCAAACAACGCCGTTCTTAATGTTCCTGTTAAATCATATACTGCAAATTGTGTTGATGTTAATTTATTGGTAATTGTACCACGATGCAAAGGAACATTAAATTTAATTTCATAACTTACTGATTTATCTAATTGTGGTTGAAATCTTTTTTGAACTCTTGTTGTTGTTCTTACACCAACAACAGCATTAGGATTTACTTGATTAATGTCAGCCTCAACATCAGAAGCAACATATATTGTTCCAAATTTATTTAAATAAGTGGTATTATAATTTAATATTGCTTGTTTAATAGATTGTTTTAATGCAGTTTCAGTAGATGTTGTTTTTCTTGGGTCATATTGGACATCATTTTCCAACAACAAATACAAATATTCGGCATCACGAATTTCAGTTTGTACCGAAATAATAGATTTTGGATTAATAATTTCCGATACAATTCTAGCTTTCTCTGTTTCAGAAATATAATAATTTGCTTTTGGTTTTAAAGCTACATATACTTTACCATAAACTTTAGGAATCTCATCTTCTCCACCCCAAACAGAAATTGAATCGACACTTGGGTAATGATTTTTAATATATGATTCATAATCTTTTACTGTAACCAAACGATTCTGTGTGGCATATTGTGCTTGTGCTGAGAATTTAATATTATCAACAGATTCACGGTCTGAACCACCAGAAGCAGAAATGATTGGAGTAATTGTAAAATTTGTTTGAGAAACACTTAAAGAATCTGTTAGTGTAGCAGTTGCAATAAAATTATTTGCTTTATTGGCCGCAGTACCATTGGTAACCAAATATCTTACAGATACGGTTGCACCATCAGGCAAAGATTTACCTACATCATCGTTACCAAAATAAATTTCATATTTTCCGTTGCGACTTTCTTGTAAGAAATAAACTTCAGATGTATTAGAAACATCCAAAACATCAGTAACTTTGCTATAAGTGGAAGTTGCAGTATTGGCAGATTGTGGTGTTACTACAACTTTAATTGTGTTAGTATCAATACCTTCATCAGGTAATGTAAAAATTTGTTTTGGATTTGAAGCTGCATTATATCCAAAGCTATAAGTAATTAATTGACCTTCACGAATTTCAAGGTTATCGAAATAATAACTTGTATTTGATTTGGTAACTGTTGTGTCATCCAAAACAACAAAATTGTAGGACTTATTATCAATTTGATTTGATAAGAAAGCAAATCCTGATGGAATAGTTAATGTTGCTGGTGTTGTTGAACCAGATGCAACTTGAAAATCAATAGTTGCAGTTGGTGCAGTAGTTGAATATGGTGTGTAACCCAAAGTCTTTGCGTGTGAAACGGCAGAATCACGCAACAAAGCGGTATCTAAAAATGACTCATTTGCAACCATGTTAAGGTAATAAGCATTATAGTGGGTGTTGTATGCCAAGATATCCAACAAAACAGAAAGGCCAGACCCTTCAAAGTCATAGTCTGTAAACTCTGTTTGTTGATTTAAAAAGGTCTTTAAATTCGACTTGATTGTATCAAAATCAAGTTCGGTAACTCTTAAACGGTCTGCCATTTTATTATCTAATCCGCTCTAAAAAGAAATTGATTGAAATTGGATTTGGGTTATTAATGATAAAAAACTCCAATAGTATTTTATATCCATTATCGTCTGGTGCTGCTGAGGCTATTACTTTTGACACTTTAACTCGTGGTTCAAAATTGCTAATAGTTTCAACTATATCTCTCTCAATCTGTGCAGCTGTAACAGAATCTACTTGTTCAAACAAAAGACGGCGAATATTACTACCAATTTCTGGTTGAAATGGACGCTCGTAATGATTTGTTAGAATCAAATTCTTAACCGAATTAATTACTGCGTATTCGTTTTTATAAGTGTTAATGTCTTTACGAATTGGATGAATTGTAAACGACAAATCCAAATCTTTAAACGACCTTGCACTTTCTATGTCTATTGTTGCCATATCTTATTTATTCATTATTCCGTAGCGGTTGGTGGTCCCGATGTGTCTGAACCAGCTCTTACTCCAGTATGTTTGTGTGAATTGTAAATTGCACGGTCATTTGCTATTGACCTAGTTCCGTCAATAATGTCTTGTGTAGCTTTAATTGTTCCAGTAACATTTAAATCTCCAGTCAAATTAAAACTACTAGCCTTAGCGTTTACTGTACCACCAGCAGTCATATCTACTTGCCCGCCAACTGTTGCCTTAACATCACCTTTAATATCTGCGGTAACATTACCATCAACATAGATGGCAACATCACCTTTCACATATATTGAATCGTTTCCGATTACTACTGTGAACTTATCTTTTTCAATGCGTTCCGCTCTGTCTCCAGCAGGTCCCCATTCAATGTAGGAACCAGAGCGATGATACAGATGAACTCTCTCTGAATCCTTCGTGTCATCAAACTCCAAAGCGTGCCCACTTTCTGATTCATAAACATTATTATACGGGTATTTTGCCGCATAATATGAGTCTGGTTCTACCTTGTCTGCCTTCTTTGCCTTCTTTAAGGAAACAATTGAATCATCTATCTTTTCATTTCTTGCCAAGCGTGATGTGCTTGGTTCATCTATTCTTCTTGGATAACCTGTTGCACTTTCATTTGGTTTAACTGGCGCAGAGGTTAATTGGTCACCTGTTCTCGGGTCTGCAAATGCTTCTTGTGCGTTTGCAGCCTTCAATGCAATACCAGGAAATACACCCATAATAACTGGCTCTTGTGCCGCTTCTCCGTCTGTAAAGAATCCAATAACCATATCACCTTCTTTTGGTGCATACGGGTTTGTATTATTTACAGGTAACATAGGCATAGCCCATGGCAACTGGTCTGTTGGTAATTGCATTTTGTTATCAGCATTCCAACCAACAGCTCGCACACGCACACGACCCATCTTTAGTGGGTCTTGTCTATCTTCTACAACACCGACCCACCATGTGAATCCGTTTTTACCAGCAAAATCTTTATCGTTTTCGGCCATATCAATAATCTAAAATGTCAGCGTTTTGAGCAGAATCACTCGTTTCAACAAATTCTTTTTCTGTTGATGTAGTAGCAACTTCAATAATTGTTTCATGTTTTTCTAAACCAATAATTTGTCGAGAAGCAATAATAATATATTTACCACTTAAACTATCATCGGTATTATCATCACCCATTTCTTTTTGTGCCATATTAGGTAACATAACATTAACATTTAAACCAGACGTCAATTGAAAGTTACCAGGCATTGCAAACTTAATTCTTTTTTCCATTAAATTAGCAAGAATAGCTTTTCTTTGAAACAAATAATTTTCATAATTCTCTTGTTTCTGTAATGAATATGGGTCGTTTTGTTTGATGTATGAACTTAACTGTTTAGCTGCACTAAAAATACTAACCGTTTTCTTAGAATCAAAAGCTTCTTGATTACTTAAACCATCACGGTTTTTAATGTTAGTTATATTTGGTGTTTCATTACCGTGATCCATACTGTTATAGTGGTCACTAAATTTAATGTTCTTTTTGGCAACTGTTCTGGTCATTGGATCAAAACCAACAAATTGACCAGCATTAACACCTTCTCTTGTTTTTTTAATATTGTCAGACTGAGTTATAACTTCATAACCACGAGCACTACTAATTTCATTTATTGCACCAGAATCACTTAAATTTTTAATTTGATATTTAATATCAAGCACTTCATCTTGTGTCAATAAAGTAGATAGTGAAGCAAAATTATATCCAATCATATTTTGAAAGAACATAAAATTAGGAGACTGTTTACTATCAACAGCTCTTTTTGCACACCATTCAATTGCTTCAAGTGGTCTTAAATTTGGTATAGTAATATTACGAATGCCTGAAGTTAATTCGTAAATACCGCCAGCGTTGTTTCCTGGAACTTTTAAATAATTTTCTAAAATCTTTTTAACAATATCAGAATATGTGCCAGTAAAAGATTGATTAATTTTTTGTTGGTCAGAATACATAAACTCATCGGCAACAAAATGAAGAATATATGATTCAGAACCACCATTTTCTTTTCTGTTGGATTGTTTATAAATTCTAAAAGCCTTTTTAAATTTACCAATATCAGAATTTTCATCTTTTGATATATCAATTAATAAAGCTTCAGAGCCATCAAAAGATAATTTACTTGACAAACCAACAGCATCAGTAATTAAAACACTACCACTCATAACTGGCATAAGGATTGAATCATGGATATTCAATTCATCAAAAATTGATGTTACATCAACGCTACCAGATTTGGTTACAATAACCAGTTCATTTATGGTAAACTGTGTTGATTTCTGTAAAGAAAATTCCATTACTTAATCACTTTTTTAAATTCTTTTTCTACTGAAGAAACAAATTCAGGTTTAAGCAATTTAATTTCTCGTTTAGTATCATTTAAATCAACTTCATATTGGTAGTATGATTCTTTTTCTTTTGTAACAACTTGTGTGATGGTTGTCCCATCATTTAAACTAAATGTGTTGGTACTTTGAGTTACATTAGCATATGTGTTAGCATCAACTTTTAGTTTTTCAATAGTTTGTGTACCATCAAAAGATGTTCTTGTAACAATTTTATAATAGGCATGAACATTATTTGTATCCATTGCCCAAGCTAATCCAGTTTGAACTTTAGTATTTGCTGAACCATTTGCCGTATATTTGGCGTCAACATAATTAACCAATGTTTTTTCATTTAATGGCCAATCATATTGTGCATCAAGAATATCATTAAACAATAATACAATCCAATGCCTTTCAACATTATCATAAAATTTACGAGCAATAATTTCTGGAGTATCAGATTCTTGAATGTTATATTTGTAAAATGCCGATGAATTCTGTTTTAAAGAATTTTCAAAACCAAATCGAGCAGTAATATTGGTAACACTATCTAAACCAGTATTGTTATTGTTGGCACTATAAAATGTTTTAGGAAAATAATTAAAGTATTTTGCCATATTAATTCTTAGCCTGTGAGTTGCCTTCTTTCCATCTAAAATCAGATTTTGTAAGGTAAGTGGTTTCTTTAAATGACAAACTAACTTTCATGGCTACTGGCATACCTGTGCGACCTAAAGACGGCTGCGACTCATTAGGCACTTCATATGCCGAGAATCCGTTTGGTGCATAGTCAACATTAATTGTTTCCAAAACACAAGTTGAAATTGGAGGAATGTTGGGGTTTTGTGTGCCACCATAGTAGAACTTAATATCAAATTCAGATGGAGGAATTAAAAATCCAGAAGCACCTTTTGCTAATTCTGGTGCTTGATGAAAACGCAAACGCTCAACAATTCTTTGAACTTCAAGAGCTTCTTTTTCATCTCTTGGATAAAATACAAAATCAAATGAGAATGTTCTAAAGTTTGGTGATTTATAAATCATTTCAAGCATTGGGTTTCTAACTGTACCGGTAACAGCAGTAAAACCTAATCTTGCAGTATTTTCACCAGCTAAACCACCAATAGCTTTACTTCCAACAGCTGCACCTTCATTTCTTATACTTGTTCCTAATGATGTTGCAGCTTTACCCATTGAGTTTGTTGTATCTGAACCAGCTTTGTAAGCATCAACCGCAGAACCACCGGCCGCCAGTATTTTACCACCTAATTCATTACCTAATTCCATTTGGTCATAGGATTGTGAATAAGTATAGGATAAAGAGTCTGGCATATACAGAGCAATAGCGTCTGTTGTCAAACTTGTAATTTTTAGAAAGCTTTGATTTGTAATGTTTTTGATTGAGGTATCAATAACTGATTTTGTTAGAGCAGAACTTCCACCAAATGTAACACCTGTTTGACCAAAAATATTGTTTATACCACCAACAACACCGTTGTATGCATCACCAAGAAATCCTGAAATTGTACCACCAAGATTGCTAGTATTTACTTTACTAAGAAGGTCACCGCCAATGGCAGTGTTTAATTTATTTTGTGCAGCTTGCAAACCACTTTGAATTTCTGCTTTTGCTTTGTTCTGCAAATTGTTAGCAGCTGCTGCAAAACCAGCATTACCGGCAGCAAAAGGAGTAGTTTTAAATGAACTTCTATCCTGTTGGCGAATATAAATCATTAGGTAATGGCCTTTATCTGCATTACCAATATCTAAAGGATAGCGATATGTGTTTTTTTCAAACTCACTACCAACAAGCTTGCCAAGAGGGCCAACTTTTGATACCACATTTTTATCAAAAGAAATATCGGAGAAACCGAAAAGTGACATATATTTTCCACGGAAAGGGTTAACTAGATACTATTTATGTCATATCGAGGATGGTTTAAACCAAAAAACCCACAAAAATATAAAGGCGATGCTACAAATATCGTCTATCGGTCAACGTGGGAAGTGCGTGTAATGAAATGGTTGGATGAACATCCAAGTGTAATATGGTGGGGGTCTGAAGAATTACCTATTCCTTACATATCTCCAGTAGATAACAAGAAACACAAATATTTTCCAGACTTTATTGCAAAGATGAAATTGAAAGATGGAAAAGTGATGACCTACATTATTGAAGTCAAACCATTAGCCCAAACCAAGATGCCCACGCAAAAGAAAAAGACTAGACGGATGATTCAAGAAATGGCAACCTTTGCGGTCAATCAAGAAAAGTGGAGAGCTGCTGATATCTTCTGTCAGGAACATGGTTGGAAGTTCCTATTGGTAACAGAGAAGGAATTAGGTATCTAACTTAAAACCGGACACCGATACTTATAAGGTTCCGCCATCAAAATCAAGGTAATCTTAAGCCTTATTTTTTTAGTATAAATAGACGATATGGCTTACTTAATCCAGCGAATCAAGGAAGAACTAGAAAAATCTGGCCATGAGTCCAGAACTAGTGAAGCAAGAGATTGGCTAAAAGCAAAGGTTAAAGACTTGAGTCCTAACCGCACGGCATTGATGAAAGACCGTGAGAAATTAAAAGATAAGTCCATATTGGGTCGGATGTATTTTTACTTCTATGACGCAAAAACGAAAGATATGTTGCCATATTACGACAGGTTCCCATTGGTTATACCAATTGAACGATACCAAGACGGTTTTTTAGGACTGAATTTACATTATATCAGTCCAAAGCAACGTGTCATTCTTTTAGACAAACTGAGCCATTTTTTGAATAACCATAAGTATGACGAAACGACAAAGCTTCGATTAACTTATAATGTTCTTAAAAATGCCAGCACAATTTACGAAGGTCTTCCTTGTATTAAGAAGTACCTTTACAAACAAGTCAAAAGCAGATTCTTAGAGATTACTGCCGATGAGTGGGATATTGCCGCCTTAATCCCATATGAGTATTTTGACGGCGCAACGAAAAACAAAGTATGGACAGATTCTAGGAAAAAATTCTAAATGTCATTTTCACCAAATTTATTTTTATCGAATATAAGAGCAAAGGACGGACTTGCAAAGCCTTCTCGCTTTGAGGTTATTCTTCCTATTCCACCATACATCAATAGTTTTGTTGGCAATTCAATCATTAATAAGATTTTGAATTTCCCTAACTCTGTATTCACCGATGTGAGTGATGCCATTGGTTCGGCGTTTGGTCGTCAAGGAACACAAGACGAATATTCAAAGACATCCAATTCTTCTTTGTCCAGATATTTAGCATTACAATGTGAAAACGCTGAATTGCCTGGTAAAACATTACAGACAGCTGATGTTAAGATTTACGGTCCCATATTTAAGGTACCATATCAAACACAATACGCTGATACAGCACTTACATTTTTATGTACCAATGAGTTCTATGAAAGAAAGTTATTTGACCGTTGGATGGAATCAATTCATCCAGGCGATACAAATAACATGAGATTTCCAAAAGGTGCTCAATCACGGTACATGACAAACATTAAAATTATACAGTATGATGAGTTTATTAAACAGATTCATGCTGTCGAATTGATAGATGCTTTTCCAATTGGAATTGCACCACAACAGTTAAGTTGGTCAGAAGATGGGTTTCATCGTCTATCAGTCCAATTTGCTTATCAAAAATACCGCACCATTTACGAGGGGTCTTATGACCTGGCTGCGGCTGCAACTGCGTTATTTGGTAGTGCTGCGGTATCAGCATTGCCATTAGGTAAGGCGATTACGAGAAATACTTTTTAATTATTAAAGCGAGGTTATTATGCTACCAAAGTTAGACATTCCAACATATACGGTGAAACTGATATCATCTGGTAAAACTATCAGATATCGTCCGTTTCTTGTGAAGGAACAAAAATTATTCTTAATGGCTTCTGAGGCAGATGATGCTAAAGAAACGATTAATACTATCCGTCAGGTATTGAAGAATTGTATTTTGGATGAGATTGATGTTGACAATCTTCCAACATTTGATTTGGAATACTTGTTCATGCACCTGCGTGCTAGGTCAGTAGAAGAAGTTGTAGAATTAAAATATAAATGCAACAATGAAGTTGATAATGAAGAAGGTGTTAAGATTAAGTGTAACGGATCAGTTGCCTTTAAATTAAACATCCTTGAAGTAGAACCAACAATCAATCCAGAACATACTAACAAAGTTCAGCTAACTGAAAATCTTGGCATTTGCCTAAAGTATCCTACTTTTGAGATGATTCAGAAATATGATACGATTGGTGAAGATGAAGTTATGACCAGAATTTTGGTTGATTGTATTGATTACATTTATGATAAAGACCAAATCTACTATGCCAAAGATTCCAGTAAAGAAGAATTGGAAGAATTTGTAGATAACCTACAACAAAAAGATTTAGAAAAGATTAAAAAATTCTTTGATACGATGCCTGAAATTAAAAAAGATGTCCACTTCAAATGTCCAAAATGTGCATATGAAGAAGATATTACGATTAAGGGTCTCCAAAGTTTTTTCGTCTAATTTTTCGTTATGATACATTAGGTAACTACTATCAGACGAACTTTGCTTTAATGCAACACCACAAGTATAGTTTGACTGAGCTTGAGAATATGTTACCTTGGGAAAGAAATATTTACTTGGGACTTTTAATGAAGTACCTTGAAGAAGAAAGAGAACGCATTAAATTGCAGAAACAAGCGAAACGATAATGGCAAAAAAACCTATCCTCGAAGCTTTAGCACAAGAACTTGGTTACAAGGATGCTAAAGCATTAAAAAAGAAAATGACCGAAGGTCATGGCGATGACTTTGCCGGCAGTGTAAAGAGCCGCCTTGAGGAAGGTGCCGGCTTTGGCGAAGCATTTAAAGGTGGTTTTTCTGATGCTAAAAAAGGACTTGAAAAGAAGTTAGACCCAAAAAATATTAAAAAAGAACTTGTTAAAGGTGCATTTGGTGGAGATGATATACTCTCTGCCTATATGCGTGGCAAGTTTAGAGATAAATCTGAAGATAAAAAAGAAGAAGATAAAAACTCTCCTTCTGCTGAAGGTTCGACTGAAGGTGGTAGTTTTACTGAATTAAATAGTTTCTTAAAAATTATTGCTAAAAATTCTATGTCGTTGCATTTGATGGCAAGAGATATGAATGTGCTTCGGCAAAACATAGTTAAACTTGTTAAATTGGAAGCAAAAGATTATAATAAAGGCAAAAGCAAACGAGACCAAATTGAAGCACGAACAGGTGCCGACACATACTTTCTCCGTGCTGATGAAGCTGAAACAAAACTGGAAGTTGATAGACAAAAATATGCACCTAAGCCAGTAGCTAAAGAAGGTGAAAAGAAAGATCCAGAAAAAGAGAGTGGTATATTAGACACAATTCTTGGTTTCTTTAAAAATGGATTACTTGCAGGAATCATGTCTATTTTTAATCCTGCAAACTTGTTAAAAGTTTTAGGTAAAGTCTTTTTAATTACTGCCATATTTGCTGGATTATTTCAAGGTATTACAGCTGCATTTGACAAATGGAAAGAAACTGGTTCTCTTAAAGATGCTATTATTGCAGGTTTAGGTGGAGTTTTAGACTTTTTAACATTTGGTTTATTTGGTGAAGATAGCGTTAAAAAGATGTTTGATGCTGTTCAAGGATTTGTTACACCTATTATTCAATCTATTGCTGATGTTATTACCTCAATGAAAGATTGGGTAGCAAATAATATTGGTATTCCTAAAGTCAGTTTAGGTACTTGGTTTGGAAAAGAAAGGTCAATTGGTCCATACTATCCATTTAAAAATAATCCAACTAGTGAAGAACCACAGACTAGCACAGCACCACAAATTGGTGATGTTAAAACTGTATCGGCACCTCCTGCTCCTGGCGCACCTGAAGCGACTCAACAAATTGATGCTAGCGGTTTATCTAAAACAGCTAGTGAGCTTGAAAGACAAATTACTGGTGACAATGGCACCGTAATAAAATCTGAAACTCAAATTGGGACTTCACCACAATTACAACTACCAAGTAATCCTGAAGAAGCTAAAAAAGTTCTTATTGAACAGGCATCTAAAGTTCTTGGTATGCCTTTGCCTGACCCCACTAAACCAACACCTGAAGGTTCAAGTGGCAATCCACAATTAGATGAAACAATTATATCAAAGGTTGAATCTATAATTAAGCAAAAAGGTTTATCTGCACCACCATCAGGTGGAGGTTCGGTTGAATCTGCACCATCAGGTGGCGGCAGTTCTGGTAACTTGTCTGCACCATCAGGTGGTTCTTCACCATCTGCTGAATCTGATTCACCAGCATCAAGTGGTGCGGCTTTATCAACCGCATCCGCTGATGTTGCTGAAATGCAAAGAATGGAGTCTGCTGCTGATATGGGTGGTTCAGTCAATTCACAAACAATTACAAACAACAGTAATTCATCTGGTAAAGAACCAACACCACAAATTGCTGATGTTTATGATACAGAATTTGCAAAGTTAATTGCAGCTTAATATGGCAAGTAAATCTCCAACAATAGATAGAACAGTTAGTTCTTCTCCTTCCGAATCCGTAATTTTAGCTAAAATAATTGCTAGAAGTTTTCTTAGTTTACCGTATATTGCTAGAGATTTAAATGTCGCTAGGCAAAACCTTCAAAAGATGGTTAAAATGCGTGGCGGTGAAGCATCAAAAGGCGCTGATACTCATTTTCTAAAAGCAGGTGAAGCTGAAAAGAAGCTAGCAGTAGAGCAAGAAAGAGGAACTGCTAAGAAAGTAACACCAGTCAAAAAAGAAGAAGAAGGTACTGGACTATTTGGTAAAACTGGCAAAAAAGTTTTTGATAAATTCAAATCAACAAAAGCTGGTGGTAAAGCCGTATCTATTGGTGAAAAACTACTAAACGGTTTTAAAGCAATTTTCAACCCTAAGAATTTTATGAAGATTCTTGGGCGCCTTGCATTGCCACTAATGATATTTTCAGCCTTATTTGAAGGATTTACTTCCGCATTTGATACTTGGAAAGAAACTGGTTCTATTTGGGAAGCATTTAAGGCAGGCATTGGTGGTATAGTTGAATTCTTCACCTTTGGTTTGATTGATAAGAAAATGGTTTCCGATTTCTATGATTGGGGTCTTGGTGCGATTGAAAAGATAATGAAATCTGTAGCTGATTTCTTTGGATTCGGTGATGTCTTTACAGAACAGTTTGCTAAAGTTAAAAAGTTTTTGGGGGTATCAATTCAACCTAAAAATCAACCACAAACTCCTTCTATTGATAAACCAAAAGAAGGTGAAGGACAAGCTAAAAAAGACAAAGAACTTTCTAAGCAAGAAGTAGAAAGATTAGAAAAAGAAAAACAATATACTGGTAAAGATGAGATTGTCCGTAAAAGAATGGGTCTTCCACCAAAGCCCGCTTCTGAAATGGAACCAACTCCAACTGCACCCGCTGCAGCCGAAACACAACCATCTAAAGCACCATCAGCAGCACCAGTAAGTCCTTCTGATACTAAACCAGTTAAAGTTGGAGAAAGTGCTGGTAAATCCGCCATGATTAAGGCGATGGATGATAACAAGATTACTGACCCAACTGCTCGTGCTTCTATTATGGCACAAGTGGGCCATGAGTCTGGTAACTTTACTACATTGAGTGAGAATCTTAATTATAAACCAGCAACACTATTAAAAATATTTCCAAAATACTTTAGGTCACCAGAAGAAGCACAAGAAACAGCTTCACAGGGACCACAAGCAATTGCTAATCGTGTTTATGGTGGAAGAATGGGTAACACGGATGCTGGCGATGGCTTCAAATATCGTGGTCGTGGATTCATTCAATTAACCGGTAAATCAAACTACAAGAAATTTGGTGTTGATAGTGATCCTGATTCTGTATCACAAATGGGTAAAGCCGCTGAAACTGCTATCCAGTATATGAAAGGTTACAAAGGTGATTGGGGTGATATTAAGGCGGTGACCAAATTCGTTAATGGTGGTTACATTGGTCTTGAAGATAGAGCAAAACACTTTCAAGCATATCTAAACGACCCAACAATTACTAAAGTTTCTGGTGCTCAGACTGCTATTAGTGGTGGCGGTGTTGCAACCGCTTCTAATGATGTGGCATCAAGTCAAAGGCAACAAGCTAAACCATCCGCACCCGTGGTAGTTAATAATACTACTGTCAATAACAATAACTCTAGTAGAACTCAACTAGCATCACAGCCTAAAGATAATAACTCTACAAACGGTGCATTAGTAGCAAGAGCCACGTAAAAACACCCGCCGAAGCGGGTGCCAGCACTTGCATGGGTATTATTACTCAGCGTCTGCTAATGACTTGAAGTAATCCAAATCATCATCTTCAGCTAATGAAGGTGCTTTTGCAGAAGGAATGCTCTTAGCATCTTCCGACTTGAATGGACTAATATCAGCAGTTTCTGCCTTACTAGCTGCAACTGGTGCACCTAGAACTTTATCCAAACGACCTTTTAATTGCTCATAAGGTTTGAACTGTGAAGCAGCAGTAAACTCTTTTAGAGAAAACTCTTTCTTCCACAATTCTTCCAATTTGGCATCATCACCTTCATAGAGAGGACTTGCATCGTCAAATTCACTCTTATCATAGTTACGATAGCCTTCAACATTACGAATCTTCAACTTAAAGTTGGCACCGTCCCACAGGTCAAATGGGTTA